GACGATTATGTTAAGGCTTTACAGAACGTGCCTTTGCAGGAAGCAATTCCTGGGGGTGCTGGCACGACGCCTCAGGGCGACCCTACTTTACTGAGTAATATGATTACTGGAACTTTGGGTCTTCCTAAGCAAGCTTTAGAAGCTGCACAACACGATGTTACTCATAATATTGGAAATCCTAACGCGTCACGTGAAACAGTTGGACCAGCTTTTGAAATTGCTAAGGCCTTAATGGGGATGGGGACCCCTTTTGCAGAAACAAACGCAGCCGGTATTTTTGGTGGAAAGTTAGCTAAGACAGCAGATCTCAGTGCCCTAAAAAGAGCTGAAGAGTTGACGGCTCTTGGCAAAAGCCCTGAAGAAGTTAGGATGTCAACTGGATGGCATCAGGGGGCGTCTGACGGAAAATGGAGATTTGAAATACCTGATAACAAATCAAATTTAAATTATTTACCAGATGTGGAAGGGGATACTGCCATCGGTACAGTGCCAAATTTATTTAATCATCCAGAATTAATGAAAGCATATCCCCAATTAAAAGATTATAATATGAACCTTACCTTGGATAAAAATCCAAGGGCACCAAATGGTTCTGGACTCTTTGCTGGTACAACAGCGTCTGTTAACGCGCCAAATTATCAAACCGGGCGAAGTGTTGCTTTGCATGAGTTACAACATGCTGTTCAAGGGATTGAAGGATTTTCTGAAGGAGCTACTCCTAATTTCTATGCTAGTAAGGTAGAAAAAAGTCTAGGACCTGAGAATTTTGATTATGATAAAATCCAGCAGCAGGCTTTTGATGCTTATTTGAGAAATGCAGGTGAAGTTGAAGCTAGGAATGTTCAAACAAGAAGAGATTACTCTCCTATTGAAAGGCTTACTAAATCACCACTAGATACCGAAGATTTTGGAATTAAAGATCAAAATATAATCGATCCATCTACTTCAATGATAAAATACCTAAGAGATAGCCGATTTAAATGAGAAAAGCTTCGACTAGTCAAAAATTGACAATGCCTGCACCAGATGTGCAGACAAAAGTCGTTCCCGTTCCAACCGATGGTTGGGATGCCATTTCTCCTTTGGCTAATATGGATCCTAAGCGTGCACCAATTCTTAATAATTGGATTCCAAGACCAGGTTGGGTTGAGCTTAGGAATGGTTACTTTCCTTGGGCGTTGTTGCCGGTATTAACTTCTCCGGTTGAGACCCTTATGGTTTATAGGTCTCAAGGTAATGAGAAGATGTTTGCAGCATCAGGAAGTGTTATTTATGACGCTTCAAGTGTTGGGAGTGCTACATCATCGGTTACGGGGCTTAATTCCGCTCGATGGCAATATGTCAATTTTACACCAGCCCTTGGCACAACAGTTCTTCAGTGCGTGAATGGTGTTGATACCCTAAGGCAATTCAATGGCACATCTTGGTCTGTGCCAGCAATCACCGGCTTGCCAAGTTCCCTTACTACTTCTTCAATCACAAATATACACGCACAAAAGCGTAGAATTTGGTTTGTCCTCGGAAATGGTTCTGGGGGTGGATCCACTGTTGCTGCTTTTATGCCTACAGATGCCATTACAGGGCCAATTGCGGGCACTCTTGATATGGGTGCCTTTTGGTCCAAGGGCGGGTATCTTTTAGCAATTACAGATTGGACCATAGATGGTGGAAATGGTCCACAAGACTATATGTGTTTTCTTTCGAATCGTGGTCAAGTAACTATTTTTAGTGGAACTGATCCTACCAGTTCCACTGCATTTACAATGGTTGGAACTTTTGATCTAGCCCCACCAATTAGTTTACGTTGTTGTACTAAGGTTGGTTCGGATGTTGCTGTGATTACCCAACAGGGGGTGATCCCACTGTCTCAAGCGCTTCCATTTGATCCAAGTGCTGAGCGGAGTGTTGCTATTACTGCCCGTATTCAAAATGCGATGGCACAGGCAGCTAATATCGGAATGAATTTGTTTGGCTGGCAGCTAATTAGTTTTGCTCCACAGCAATTGGCAATCCTAAATGTTCCCCAAATTGAGAATAACACTCAAGTCCAGTACGTTATGAATGCTTTAACTGGTGCATGGTGTCAATTTACTGGATGGAATGCCAATTGTTTCGAAGTATTTAACAATACTTTGTATTTTGGGGGCAATCATGGGGATGTTAATCAATGTTTTGTTGGGAGTACTGACTTTGTAACTCCAATTCTAGCTGACATGCAGTGTGCTTATAATTATTTTGATGCTCCCGGGCGTTTAAAACGGATATCAATGGTTCAACCGTTTTTGACAGCGGCACAAACTGTAATCCCTCAAATTGCTATTGATGCTGATTTTCAAATTCAATCTTTAAGTGCCCCTATTCAAATTCTTGATAGTGGTGCTTCTTGGGATATAGCTATCTGGGATACGGATGTGTGGTTTGGAAGTATAGTGCAAACCACGCAATGGTTAAGTGCGGAAGCTCTTGGTCACGCATTAGCAATCCACATGACTGTTAATATAACAACAGGTACCGTTTCTGGAAGTCAGGGTATCTTTGACTTTTCATTTTTTGATACTGCTACTTTTGATACAGGGATTTCCTTAACGAGTACTGTTTTACAAGCAAACGCTTTTAACGCATTGCTTGAAATGGGAGGGTTTATATGAGTCGTGGAATTTTAATCAATGCTGATGCGGAAGTCGCTGCTTGGGCATTTGCTGCATATAACAGATATCCTATGAAGATAGATAGGGCTATAGGGATTGTTGAAAATGGCGCTTTAGTTGGTGCAGCTCTATTCTCATCCTACAATACTGTTAATGCTGAATTCCATTACTACGGTAAGAATACTTTTACTCGGGGTATCCTAAGGTCTCTTGCAAAGATAGCTCTTTATGAGTTGCGACTTTCTAGATGTACCGTTATTGTCCCAAAACGTCCAAGCTTCTTGCTTAAGAAATTAGTTAGGTATGGCTTTAGATTTGAAGGAATTCAAAAAAGGTATTATGGGCCAACGGATTCTTCTAGATTTACTGGTTGCCGTTTTGTTGCCTTTAAGGAAGATATAGAAAAATTAGCAGGGATTACAATTAAGAGGGCAAATTCAGATGTTTCCACAAAATAATCCACAAAGTGGTGCTGAAGCTCTCAATACTGTAAATCCAATGTTTCAACAATATAACTCATTAATTGGGGCTCCTCAGACACAAACATCATCTTTTGTTCAAGGATTTCCTAACTTACAAAATAATACAGCACCAGCATCTTCAACTACCAACCCTGTTACCTTAGGCATGGTTAAAGCACTAAAAGGTTTATAAGATGGGAAGCTCACCAGAACCCCCGGCCATTACAGATCCAAATACTACAGCTGCAAATCAGCAAACGTTGAATACTCAGGCAGGTATTCAGTCGCAGCGCGGGTCCATGGTTAATCAGGTGACCCCAACTGGAAGTTTGAGCTATCAGCAGACAGGGACTGCTTCTGACGGTACACCACTTTATACAGCCACCACCTCCTTGTCTCCAGAACAGCAACAGCTTTACAATATTCTTACTGGGACAAAGAATACAGCAGGCACACAAGCATCCAGCCTACTCAGTGGTGCTAACTATGGTTCTACTTCGCCTTCTGATGTTATTGGTAATGCTACATCAGGTTTGGTGAAGGAGGCTATGGATAAACAAGTTTCCTATCTTAGCCCATATTTTACTCAACAAAAAGATCAATTAGATACTCAACTAAGAAATCAAGGATTTGCTCCCGGTCAACCCGGTTACGACAACGCAATGCGGGGCCTTCTTAATAGTCAGGGGAATACTGTTACTGGTTTTGAGTCTCAAATCGAACCGCAGATGTTTCAACAGGCTGCTGCGACTTATCAAATGCCTGCCCAGATGGCTATGTCACTTGGGCAGTTTGGCTCTCCAACTGCACCAACATTCCAGAATACTCCATCGTTGAGTGTTCAACCGGCTAATTTGATTGGTGCAACTGCGAATGCTCAAGCTGCACAACAAAAGACTTATGAGGATAAATTGGCACAAAATAATGCCATGATGTCTGGATTGTTTGGTATTCCAACAGCTATTATGGGCGGTTGGGCCAAATCTGGCGGTGTGCAAGATTTAATGGCTGCGTTGCCAATGATGGCGGCTTAAAAAGGACTATAAAATGGATACGAATCAGTTTGCTAATTCTGGCGGTGGTCAGTCACAGGGGCAGAACCAATCGCAAGGGCCGATGACAACACCATTGAATGGCGTTGCTGCTATGGTTAAGGCCATTATGGATGGCAATGATTCTTTTAAACAGCAGCAAGCCAATCAGCCCGCGCTTGCTCCGGGAAGCGCTGTGCCTGGGGCGCATGGGGCAACAGCAGTCGGTGGCCCCATGGGTCCAACTCCATTATCTGGCACATCCCCTGCGGCAATGACTGGTGGCCTCGCTGGGGCACCACAAGGGGCAGGTGGCCCATTGACAAGTCCTTTTACGCAGGGCGGCCAACCAATCTCTATTGATCCAGTAACGCAAGCATTGATGTCTCCAATCCCGGGCATGTAAGCCAATGGCTGACAATAGCAATTATCTTTCTACACCCGAAGACTATGCTACTCCGTCGCAAATTAAGTCTACACAGGACTATGCGAAGGCGTTGCTCTATGGAAATATGCAGCAGCCAATCCATCACTGGACGCAGGGCGTAAGTAATCTTGTGAGTGCCCTTGTGGGGGGTACCCTTGATTACAATGCTGCTCAAAAAGAAAAGAAAGCAGAGGCAATACGTGGAAGGCAGGATATGCCTCCTAATCCTTATCCATCGGCACCCCCTGCAAGGTCTTTTAGCGAAGGCCCGTCCGCTACGGGCACAAAAAATGTAGCGGGTGACCCAGCCACAGCCATTGCTTCTATTGAGAGCAAAGGAAGTGGCGATTATGGCGCTATTGGCCCTACCACTAAGACTGGTGACAAGGCTTATGGCAGATATCAGGTCATGGGGGCTAACATCCCTGAATGGACACAAGCCACGCTTGGCAAGGCCATGACACCTGAGGAATTTCTTCAAAATCCTCAGGCTCAGGATGCTGTATTTAAGGGCAAGTTTGGTGAGTACACTGCGAAGTACGGACCTGAAGGTGCTGCACGCGCTTGGTTTGCTGGCGAAAAGGGAATGAACAATCCTAACGCCTCAGATATTAACGGTATGACCGTAGATAAGTACGGTAAGAAATTTGCGATGGCTTTTAATGGAACTGGAGGGCAACAACCCCCAGCCGCACAAGCTATTGATGCTGCAGCTGGCCCTCCTGGCATGCAATTGGCTGCATCCCGTGGTGCTGCCCCGCCGTCATCTTCTGGTATGCCTGTTGGTGCACCTCCTATGCCTACAAAACCCGGTCAAATTTATGTTGATCCGGCTGTGGTCCCCCATGTGCCTCAATACAGTCGAGAGCAGGTTCAAGGGATGCTGTCTAACCCTTGGGCAACCAATGAACAAAAAGAGAGGCTTCGTAACGAATATATTCGTCAGAACCAGCCAATTGAAATGGCTTACCCTGGCGGTAAGGTGCTCATTGACCCACGTGATCCAACTCATCAGCAGTTTATTCCTGAAGGGCATTGGGGCAATTCTAAGATAGGCGACATTGAGCGCCCGATCTTCTTGACCCCAAGTGGGCAGGGGCCAATTATTCAATCCCCTGTTGTGCACCCGCCTGCTCCAGCTGTTGGGCCGCAGAGTAATGCATCTCCAGCTGCTGCCCCTACAGCGGCCCCTACTGGTGCGCCTCCAATTGTTACGGGGTCTGGCCCTGCTTTGGCAGAAAACGCGCCTGTGACCCCCGACAAGCCTATACAGGTGGCTTCTACTGACCCCGCTGCGGCCTTTGCTGAGAAAGGTGCTGGTCCTCGTGAAGTGATCCCCCCTGCACCAAATATTCCAACCTCTCCATTTGAGAGGTTTGCAGCCAGTTCAGCTGCCCCTCCGGGTGTTGATCCTCAGGATTGGGCTGCCTATACGGGCAAGAAGGCTTTTGACATTAAACAAAGCGTTAATGAGGATTCTCAAAAGAAGGCAGCTGATTTTGCAGCCAAGAAATATGATACTTTAAGCAGTCAAGCGCAGGCTGCTCGTAAGCAGATGCCGAATCTTGATTTGGCTCTAACTCTTATGAGTGATCCGAACTTCCATTCTGGTTTGTCTGCTGGTTTGCAGGATACTTGGGCACGCCTAAAAGCAGCCACAGGTATTGATGCAATGGCAAACGCACCGAATGAAGCGTTTGATAAGATCATGGCAGGTACAATCCTTGATAATATGAAGACAGCCCTTGGTGGGTTGGGGCAAGTCCGTCTTGCTGAAATCAATCTATTGACCAAGGCAAATGCTAATCGTACTAACACTGATGCTTCTAATCGTGCTGTTCTAGAAGTGTCCCGTAGGGCTGTGCAGTCTGTGGATCATCTTGATGCACTTGGCCAACAATATGCATCTGGTGATGAAGTTGCTGATCCAGTTGACGGTAAAATTCTTCTAAAGGCTAACATTGGCCCTGATGGGGAAATAGCCCCACGTCATGGACTTGATGTTGGTTTTGATAAGTTGGCT